GGCTAACACACGCCTAGCTTCATCCCAGTTGTCAGGAGCTCGTTCCTGAATCACGCTTCGAATTACTTTAAAAGCTCCTCGAAGTAAAGATTCTGACAATCTTTTATCAAAATTACCAAAATCGAGATCAAAACAATTTGGATGTTTATCAAGGTGTTCCTTGATTAACTTCCAACCCAAGCCATGTGGATTTACTCCTATGGCATGATTCAAATCAATGAAATTGCGACAATACGCTTCTTTGAAATTTCCAAATAACGCAGCATCACAAATGATTTTATCAATTGGAACATTCGCGAAAACTCGTGTTCCTCCTGATTCAACTTTCGACAATTTCAAGAGTTCATCTTTCAATTTAGAAACGTATAGCGAAATATACCTTCGTCCTTTTTGAGCTTCTGTTAACTTCAATTTGAGTCGATTCTCAAGACAAGTTCCAGGATGATCTTCCTTTAAGGTCAAAAATCCCTCGACATTATCCAAGAAATCACTCTTCAAGTTACAGTCGTTCAAACGATTCCAAGGTTCTCCACATGACTTTCTATCATCGATCGCCTTCACATGTTGATTGTCTGGATGACCATTCAAACCAATTTCAATAACCTTATCAAGATCGTCTACAACGGGGTGTATATTACCTATTTTAAGAGCCATTTCCTTAGTTATATGATCAATACAAACATCCAAGATTTCTTCATCCATTAACGGAAGCTGTTCACACATTTTACTGTTTTTGTCTAATAAAAGACTTTTGCGTCCAGCTTTGTTAAGAGGCAAATCAACCTTGATTCTTTCATCTTCAGGGTCAAGAGGAGCAGGTTGTAATTGCTCGTCGAATTGTTCTACCCAAGGGGCAGCTTTCCATTTTGAAACAGAATTTGGATTCGTTGGTCTAGTTGTTCCAACATACTTACCAATAAATGTGACACAAGGTCCCTTTGGCAAATCAGTTGGTTCTCCTTTAACAATCAACTTCGTCCACGCATCTTCTTTTCCATGTTGTTCAACAATTCTAAGATCTTCTCTTTTGAGAATTGCGGCCACCCACTTGCTACCATGAGCGCCAGCATGAAATCCAATGATTTTATTCACTTTCCGGTCATTACAAGATATGACAACACCACCGCAATCACCTCCACGAGCAAAATCTCCAGCAATTCCCAATTGGGAAACTTCCAAATATTCTCTGTTCTGTGTTAGTCCATTGATGATGTAACTCCGTGTTGGAGCATAACTCGCTCGACCTTTGGAAATACTATCGCTAGTTGGGAGGAAAGAAATACATGTTTGATTATTAGTCAACTCCTTCCATTCCTCTTCACTAGCAATTTTACTTTCCAATGATCTAAAAGTATCTTTCACTGACGAAATTCTAGTTGTTGGTATAAAAACCTGACTTGCTATTAAAAAGTCTCTCAACTCTTCAGTAGATAAAATCTTTGCTATACCAACATCTCTAACTTTGTCAGAAAAGACAACTTTACACGTGTTGTAAATCTTTCGTTCCGGATTTGTCGTTCTCCAATAACGAACAATCTCACCGACATCATAGTTATGAGCATTGAATATTATATATTCTTTATGTCCCAATCCATGAGTTTGTCGACCAAGGGAATCCGTATCATCCAAAAGTGGTAAAGCAACTCTCGACATGAAAACTTGATGGTTCTTTCGAATGTACGAAACCAAATTAATGGCTTCATCCTGTCCATTCTCTAGAACTTCACTAATTTTCACATTCGTTTGTTCTTTAATTCCCTTCAGATCTTCTGCAATTGTCTTCAAATCTTTCAGATGAGCTAGTACAAATCGCCCTGGTGAGCCTTGGATATTCGTAGTCAGGCAAACCACTTTGATTTTTAACATAACTGTCTCTTGCATAATTCGAATGAGCACTTCTGCTCTCCAATCGCAGATTTTCTTTGGCAAGAATTTTGAAAGAATCTCCTGATAAAACTCTTCAAATTTGTCTCTGGAGTTGATGTCAATTTCTATTTCAAAAACTGGAACTTCCCTTCCATCAAGCACTTCAGTGTGTTTAAACACTCCCTGGAATTTACTTTTCTCAACCGAGAAATCATCAATTCCTGAAAAACGCATAGAACAATGGGTATTTTGTAAGCAGATAATATCTACTTTTACAGCTTCCCCTTTGTCCCACATGTCTTCAACTTTCTCAACAGCATAAGCCAGAAAACTAGGATCGTACACAGACTCTCTTTGATTACACTTTCCAAACTTAAACCAAGTTTCTTCTTCGTGTTCAATACACAGATCTTCTTCAGTGCACAAGGTTTTACATTGAAGATGTTGTTCATCTCCATGCAATCTCAATTCACGAATTCGGATACGCTTCGCTTTTTGATATTTAGCTCTACGTTCAGATTTTGATTTTTGAGCATTACCATTGTAGGTGTGTTCTTTAATTTCCGGTTTCTTCCGGAAAAGAACATTGAAAAGTTTCCAAATGAGATACATTAGGATACTTGCTAGAATTGCGCAGAAAGTGTCATTGATTAATCTTACAGATAAATCTGCAATCTCAGTCCAGAACTCTTCCACGTTAATCCCCAAGTATTCCATGCATCGCAAAACGATACTTCTCAAACCTGTGGTTAAGCGCACAACTATTTTATCCAAATAGTCGAACACTCTTCCCATTGCCATTGCCGGCCATGCTGGAGTTAACGCTAAAGTCAAACCAATATTTTCCATTCTTGTTCTATTTGGCAAATTAAACACAAATGGTAACCTACCCCATGATTGTGAATGCATCATTAACAAATGGGCTGTCCTTGCGAACTCAACCGAAGGGAATAACGCGTATGCAGGTATAACAGCAGCATGCCTAAACATTGTTCTTCCAAACGGATGATGAATTATTTTTAAAACCATTTGTTTCGCAATAATCTGATTCGTTCGATGTCTTCTCCAAAAAGGTAACAACTTTTCAATGATGATAGATTTCGTTTCATCTCCGACTAATACCAAAGAGGTTCCCCGTCCTAAAAAGGGGGCCCAAAGATACTTGTCGCCCATGCTTCCTTCTACACTCAATGCAGGTTGTTTCGCAAATTCTTCTTCAAACACATTTTGTGAATCAGCCATTACTTTCCACGCTCCTAAAGAACTCAGGAATGTGTACAAGCCATCATCTCCTTTGTAATTTTCTTTGTTAAATTTCAGGGTTTTTACTCCTTCAACTCTTTCAATGAAATTTACCCATGCTCCGATGTTTTCAATAGTATGGAAACCTTCTTGTGTTACAAGAGTTTGAAGCGATTGAATTGCTCTATCACCCATGATTCTATAATCTTCATTTGTTATTTTAACATCATGGGTAATATAGTCCAATCGGATCATTTCTTCACTCAAGACAGCTCTAACTCTGTCATCTTCTGATTCACTTTCATGTGGTTCCTCGAAAGTTTCCTCATCATCTTCCTCTTCGATGGTAACGGGTCTCTCAATCACATTTGGAAGTTTTTCTAATCTTTCCAAAAATGCTTCGATATCATCTCCATCTCCGTTTTCGATAACGGGAACGTTTCGAATTGATCTTACATGATCGACGTGCAGTATGTGATTTTCAACTATACTGTTAGCGATTTTATTTGCTAAATCATCTAGAGATATTTCTTCTCCATTCCTTCCGGCAACGACGTCCAACATCGTGTTACATTCGAATTTCAAATGTGAGAACTTAGGATCAAGTGTCTTACTTTTTCTGACCCCCGGTCTCATTGTTGCTGTAACAGTAATCGGGAAACGATTATGTAGCGCTTGAATATGATTAACAGTTATCGACGTTGTCGGTAAATTGTTGCACGTTGTCAAGCACAGCAGTCCTCTAAAAGGTAAACCTTTTTGTTCCGCAACTCCTTGGATTGTTCCAACACACGTATTACTTATATAAGAATACCACATCAGATGATCTTTATTAGTTTTATCTTGAAAAGCGTCATCCATGTAGACAATTTCTTGTCCACAATAACCAGAATCAAATTCTTCTCGTTGGTTTGCATCCCAGCGACTCCACATCTTGGCGTCTCCCACTATATCCGGACTTTCTGCAAGTTTAGCTTTCACTTTCTCGCACAAAATCGGAATCAAGTGAGATTTTCCAATATGAGAGTCTCCTTTGATGCAAACTCCTACGGGAACAACTCGTGTTCCGGTATTCATTCGAATAACTTCAATCTGGTTCAGATATTCATCACATTTATTCAAAACTGAATTGCACTCTGTTACAATCTGATTATTTCTAATAGATGGTATGTCGATTTGCTTAAATCTCAATCTTGCGATTTTGACTTTTTCCTTGAATCTACGAACCCGGTCATAAGGAACGGGTTTCATAAATTCAGAACCTTTAGTAGCTAATAAATTTACTATCCACTCATAATCTTCTCGAAGTTCTGTAACCGTAACGGTTAGTTCTTCAATTAGAGCAAAGTTTTTAGGTTTAATAACTCCTGCTGTTTCAGCAACTTTTCTGAATTGTGTCATTATGACTTCAGCGTTTTTGATGTTCTTAGAAATTTTATCCAATTTTCCATTTAACTGGAAATCAGACAATTCCTGATCAGCAAATGCAGCAATTGTGCTTACTAACGGAATAAAGGCTTCAATATCCTCGAATCCGTGTTGTTCAACACCGGCATCTCCAATGACACCGGAAATAGCATCCGCTGACAGCGTGCTAAGTCTGCCCATCGCAGCATTTATCACTGAATGTTCCAATCCAAGCATTGAGGCAACCTTTACGGTTTCCTCTATTACCTGTCCTGGTCCAGTAGCAGTAATTGCTGTTTTCGCACACAAAGTTACTCCAACCTTATGTTTTGAAAAATTTGTCACTAGATTTGACATAGTTGTCCCTTCGGACAATGCTCCTCCAGTTTCCTGAAGTTGATCTCGTACTACGGTAGCACTAGTGACAACTGCTGTTTCAAACTTTGCAGCTATTTTTTCAATAATTCCCCCAACTGTGGAAATCATCCAAGTACCGAAATATTCGGTATAAGTGTATACTAAATATACACACCAAAGTCCACCGAAAACGGCAGAATTGTACATACCGGTGTACATACACACGGCTTGCACTAATAATAATAGGATGACGGATCTCTCCGGTCCTACTATTTTCATCAATGGCTGCAACCAATTCATAGTTTGTACCAGTTGGCAATCATACCTTCAACTTGGAAGGCAATGGCTTGTTTTCTCCATTCTTGGATACAATCCCAGATATGCTCAATAGACTTTGTAGACATAGTGTTCCAAATAAGTCCAGAACGGGCCAACCAAGGGTTGACGTGTTTCTTATTGTACACATCCCATCTCTTTTTAAGAGATGCGGACAATCCATAGAAAGCTCTATTATAAGCTTTCCTGACTGCAGCGTCTTGAACTTCCTTGGGCTTCTTCTTTATTGCATCCCAATCTTCTACGAAGATACCTTTCGGTTTTCTTGGATCACGGCGAAGTTGATCTCTTTCCTCTCTCGAGAAAGTGATCAATGTTCGCGATCTCGGAGGGAACAAATTCTTCTTCAAAGTTTCAGCGAACTCTTTGACAACTGGTACCGAATTCACAGGTCGAACCTCTTGATTTGTAGCCTTGTTCAAAGTTTCCTCTGATTCAGAGAGAATATTAGTAATAACTTGATCTTGATCTTGTTTGGTTTTCGCCAAATTCATGTTCACTTTCAAGTTATTTCCATCATCCTCAAACTGTTTAACCATTTTTGACGTTGATGGCTGAGGTTCAGGTTTTTCAACCTTCTTCTCACTCTGCGAAGTTTCCTTAATTTTCTTTTCAGGAATTTCAGGTTGCTTCTCT